ATCTGGTATTCCACCTTCTCTATCTGCATCTTCTTTAACTTTCTCTACTACCTTTTCCATATCTATAAATTCAGAATGAGCTGTATCAAACACCACGCATCTTTGTGCAGGTGCTGTAAACGCCATACCTTTTGACATCCTTTTATTTACAGTTTCTATGTATATACCACGCGTAGCTAAATCTTTTATAAAGGCTTTATAGTCCGTGTAATCTTTGTCTAACGTATCCCGCAATTTTTTTACAGGTATAAATAATTTTTTTGTATCAGGTTCGTAACGTAAAACTAATTCGCCCCATTTAGGTTCTAGGATAGGTGAGGTTTGTTTCTGACTGCGTTGGTCTACCTCACCATTCACTATTAACAACCTATTAAAATTGTCTACGATAAAAGCGCCAAGCACGGATACATAAGAATCCACAGGTGCTGTAGTTTCTTCCCTTAATACTTGTATAAGTTCAGCAGCTTTTTTGTAGATGCGCTTCATGTTAAATTTTATTATCCCTAATTGATTTGCAATCAAGCCACCTGCTATGTTAGCTGCAATAATGGCTGACCAATTCCTTTCTCGTGGTGTCAAACGCAATTCTTTATCTATTTTGTTTTGCACCATTATTACTTTCTTCTTAACCTTTTCGGGGTTTGCTATTATATATTGTATAAAAGGTACAATAGCGTGCCCGTAGTTTTCATTTAACTGTCTATCAAATAAATCCTTTCCGTTCTCGGTAATAATTTCACCCGCATGTTCCACGTTAAATTCAATAATCCTCATAAGCTCACCTTCAGGTAAACCTTTCTTTGCCATCAAACGTTGGTAAAACGGAGAGTTAGCTGTGGTTAAAGTTATGTTGTTCCACGTAGTATAGTTCTCACGATTACCACTTATGTCGGCTCTACCTTTGTCTTTACCTTTTCCTTGTGATATTTCATAAGCAAAGTTACTTACTTCCTCACCGTCCATGTTACTAAGCTCATCAACGGTATGTACTACATTATTTAATATACCTAATTTGTTTATACGTGATACTTGAGTATCATTAAATTTACCAAGCAGTTCTTTAGGGTGTCCGTATATGCTATTAGCCATACGCAGCACAGTAGTTTTACCAGTACCTGCGTTCTTATGCACAAGACTTATAACTGCTCCGCTTTGTCCTGTAATCTTTAACAAGGGAGAGCCAAACCCAGACAGCGCAGCGAACGCTTGCACCTCCAGCCCCTTCTTGTTATATAAATTAAATACTTCTTGCCATTTCTCAAGGGTGCCTCTTGGTTCGCAATAACCCACATACGCTTTGGTTACTGAAGAAGCAGGAGAGTGATACACCCCGTCCACAGTTATTTCTCTTTCTCCAACGATAAACTTAGTATCGTTATCTGCCCACCCAAATTGTCTTCTCATTGTTTCTGATGCCTTGTCCTGTTGTTGCAATCTAATTGAAGTAGTGACGTACTCGTGAAGTAAACCTTGGTTTGATATACCTGCTACCACTCCGTTCTTTGCAAGAGTTCTAATCAATAATCTTTTTTCTAGTCCATCGTTAGGTATGGAAAACTCACGCACGCCATCATGTGGAGAATGAAATACAAAAACAGATTGGTAACCGTCCACGTCATCCCACATTTGTTTCTTCAAATAAAAGTCGTGGTCATATATGAACTGTGCATCGTCCCCATCCTTTTTGTATACCCCTCCATTCTGCCCCCTAAAGTAGGGTTCAAATTTGTTAATGGGACTATTGACAGCTTTCTTTACTATTTTACCTAGGTTGTACGGACCCTTAATTTCTTTACTCTTTTTATGTACGCATTTTTTACAACCGTCAGGATTATTCTTTTCAAATTCTTCACAAGAATGCGGTCCTTTTATACCAACAATTTTTCTTTCTACGGCAGCGTAGTCGTAATCGGGATGCCCTATGGATACACTATGCACAGCTTTAGCACCGTCATCACAGAACTTAGCTACAGACAACGCATCAAACCATCGTGGCTCTATGATAGTATCTCTGTTTATAAGGCTGTCTTTTAGCTGTAGGCACGGGTCTTTACGGCCTATTATTTTAGAAAACTTATAGTTTGTATTCTGGTCAAATAGTTTTTCCAGTGCGTTTGGTGTAAACGTATTACTCTTTTTCTTCACTACTAAAGTAGAGTCTACGCCAAGCAACTCGCGTATAGAGTCAGGTGTGTACCGTTTAGTGTTAGGGTTTCTAACCACTACTTCTCTAGGAGAATCACCCTTATGGTTAAAGGTTCCGGGTACACGTAGTATCCGTGCAGCGTCAAAAACTCTAGGGTCAGCACAAAATTTCTGCGTAACGCAGATGTCCTTCAGTCTATTTGCTATAGGTTGCCATTTTTCTGTAGGCACTTCTTCAGTAAAAGCCCAGTATACGTGCAAACCATACCCTGAATGTACTATTACTGGTTCAGGTAAACCGATAGTTTTACTAAATCTTACGAGTGCTCTTTCGCCCTCTTTCCTATCAGCGTAACCTTGTGGTAAACCCGTAGATACTTCTACCTTTTCTGCTTTGTCACCACCGCAATCTATATCTAACCAGATAGCTCCAAGTGACTCTACATTATCTACCCTTCTGTTCCCTTTTTCTTTAAGCTTACCTAACGCAAAATAAACATCTAAACCTTGCTCTGAAAAAGCATCTGCTATTTCGTGTGCTTCTTCTAAGCTATCAGTAAACCTTGGTACTGGTTTACCTTCCTTCATGCCGACCACACTATAGATGCCGCCCTTTGGGACAACATGATCTAGCAGGTCATAATCAGTCATTTTTTCAATTCATCTATTAATTCTTGTATTAAAGGAGTTAGTATTTCTTTAGGTTCATGGGTTCCCATAAACCAGTTGTACACGGTTTGTCTGCTGACTCCCAACTGGGAAGCTACGTCAATAACAGGTACTTCGTATTTAATACATAACCTGCCTAACTTAACTCCCAGAAGAGAACCATCTGCTTGCTTGTTCAGACTACCGAGACGTGTCGTATAGCCGTAGCTCATTAGTCGTCATCACCCCAGTTTGCAATGATGTCTTCGATGTCATCCTCATCATCGTCGTCATCTTTTTTCTTTTTACGTTTGACGGGTTCCTTAACTTCTTCTTCCTCGTCATCATCAAAAGGGTCTGCTTCGGGTTTTTCTTCTACTTCTTCATCAGCCGACTCAAAAGGATTTGATGAATCCCCATCTGATGTAAAGCCATCCTCTTCATCAAAAGGTGAAGGAGCCTTGTAAGGTACATACTCTAGCACCTGTACACCCCGCAACCTAAGAGATACACCTGTTGCCCCAGAAGCCTCTATCTTATAAGGTATAAAATCTACCGCTATGTTTATTACACTACCTGTAGTAAGCATAAAGTCTGAACCTAAAGGTTTGTTCTTTGAATCAAACTGCACAGGGGGAGAGGTTGGAACGCCATCATAAGATGCTTTACGAGTTGCTTTCCCTACGAAAGTACCACCATCATGCTTCTTAAAATTAATTTCTAATTTCTTAGGCCAGCTTTTATCCCGTCCCGCTGCGTTGGTATACGCGTCTTGCATTAATCCGTGCAGTTCTTTTGCTTGTGCTTTAGTCAGTACAAAATCTAAATCGTAACTAGCACCTTGTACAGTTGCATCACATGGAACGCTTTTACCGTTTGGCCCTGCTTTACGATCAAACTTATACGGTTGATCTAAGCGTGGGTAACGGGCTGTTACGTTCTTTATAATGTGAGATTGATTAGACATAAAAATTTCCTCTGTATCTTTCATTTGTTGTATATTCGCAAGCTCTTCCTCTGCTAAAGGTCGAACTGGTTTAAAAAACATTTTGTAAAAATCTCGGTGCTGTACAAAATATATTTCGGTTAGCACATTCCCAATATGTTCTTGGTTGCGCTCAAGATGCGTTACGTATTTATATAAACTCATCCTGTTATCTTCTTTTGAAAACAAACTCAATGCACCTAGTCTGATTTCGTAGAGATATTCTTCAGAAAGAAAAGCTACTTTAATCTTAGTAAAGAATTTACAAGCGGCCCTCCCTCCAGCACCTGCGTTCTTTATACTCTTACTACAGTCTAAACAACGTTGTGCTTGCTTGTTACTCTCCCAAACGGCTTCGTCTGGAAAGTCACAGTCAAAGGACCAACACGTTAAATCACCATCTGGTCCATAATAGTTTCTTGATAAAACACCCTTATCTACAATTACTACTTCTATAGAATTTAAAGGTTCATAAGTATGCGGATGCACAAAACATCCCTGTTGTGTTTTTATCCTTTTCACTTCTTAGGTGGCTTTCGCACAGAAACAATAAACTTTCTATTAGTCTGAAGACCGGGCGGTGCAACGTCAGGGTTGGATTCTAAAAACTCTTTCATGTTAGAGTTATGCACACGTTTCTCTAGTAGATGTAAAGCGTCATTGTCCTTCAGAAAAACGTGCATTGATTCCCAATCGCTAGTCCAGAAACTGGTATGCACTCGGCGTGTTACAGTTCCATACGGTGTTCTTATACTGTCTATGTTTTCTTT